ACCGGTTTCCGGAGCTCGCACTAATTCCGCCCAGGAGTTTTCATACACCAAAATACTAGAAGTGCCGGTGTCGCCGGCATCAACGCTCGCGACAATAAATTTCACGATCGGCAAAAGGGCTGTAATCGGACCCTGACGGTCAGAAGGCATACCGGATCCGCGAGTCGGGCCCACATCGTCAAGGGTCCGACCATACAACCGCTCCAGGCTGAACATAAAACTCAGATACAGGAACGGGCTGTGAACACCAGCGGCCGCACCGTTTATTGGGCTTAGTTGGGTGCCGAAGTCCGCACTCAGTTTGTCAGGACGGTCATTGTTGATAGCATAAATCCCATCCTCCTTGAATACGAACACCATGTTGTCGTAGTCCAAAAGGTTGGTCGCTTCCGCGCTATTGGAACCAACCCGGATTGGGTCCCCAAACACCAAATCGGTGGCCCAGGCTTTAGAATCGGACCGGCTGGTGCTTACATCCGAGTTTGTATCGCTGTTGTTTGCCCGCCACACCTGGTACCCATTGACCTGGTCCCGGAAGGTGTGTAGAAATTCAGCCTTGTTGGTTCCATCCGCAGCCCATTCGGTAGTAAAAGTCCCGCTGTCATTATATTGACGCATCCGCCGCAAGGCTGTATCGTCGCCCTGCGCAAAGTAACAAATGTCATCCGCCGGCGTAACATCCGTCACCGGCACCGTGAGCCCGTGAGAGGTAATCTCATTCCAGTTGTCGCTGCCCAGGATCACATATTCCGTCGTGGTCGTATGAGCAGCGTAGAACGCGCTGGAAACAGTGAGAGCAGTGCCCGTGTTACTGCTAATCACCCGCGTTTCGCCTTTCCCCGGCCCTTTTATAATTTTCGCCACCGCGCCCGCCCACTCATTTGTGGTCCACGATTTCGTGCCGTCGTTCAATTTCGTTTTGTCGCCACTGTTACTGTCTGCCGCTCCGCGATCACCGTTTATCCAAACCTTCGGCGCAACCGTTGAGTCGTCGGGCACCTGCACAGCGTAAAGAGCACTACGATAATGGAAAAATCGCCAGGTGCTGGCAACCGCCGCGTCACTAACACGATAATAGGGATTGCCACCGGTAGTCGCAATCTCCCAATGGTGCGCCGCAGTTCCAGCGGTACTAGACAGTTTTATTTTATATGTCGTGCCACTAAGAAGGGATTGTGTGCTGGGCCAATCAAACGAGTGTAAAACACTGACAGTATCAGTAATCGTGGATGTGTTTACAGTGGTACTCTTGAGTTCGCTGTCGTCTGCCGCGAGCAATTGACAGGTCAGAACCGCCGTTGGAGTTCCTATCCTGCGTACCCATACCTGGGCGCGATCTGCGCTATAAGCCGAACTCGCGGCGAAGGAGGATGTAACATTCAGGCTTCCTGTCACCAGGCTGGTCCACGTAACGCTTCCAGGTAGACTAACGTCCTGGCTCCGGTAGCCGGCCCCGTAAGACCATTGCGGAGAAAGGATCGCCTGGTAGGGGTTCATCAACCAGGAATTGTGATTATCGTAAAAGGCGTTCTTGTCGCGCTCGAAGTGTTCCTGGCCACGGCCACCTAGCCAGTTGTCCTGGGAAACCGCCGAGTACGGCGGCTCCATATCGCTATATTTACTTTCTCCGCTTGCGGTCCGTAAACTTGAGCGACGGTAAGGGATCCGCCGCATAGCCATTATAGTGGGCCTAAAAATGCCACCACGGCTCGCGTTACCAACAATGAGCCCGACCGTCGTTGTCCCGTCAGTGAGCGAAACGTGGTGCGTAGGATCCGCTGACGTGGAGTTTACTGTGATAGCCACGGCCGAGAACCTACGCCGGCGTCCGGATTACCGTGAGATTCCTTTCCTCCATCCAGAACAACGGAAGTTTCTCAGGATGATTGATAAGAAAGAGCCGCCGAATACGCTCCAATTCCGCCTGTGCCTCGTTATAGAATTGCACCGCTGTACTATTGGATGCACCGACCTTCATCAATCGCCACCGAAAAACATTGGCCAGCGAAGCGCCGATGAGCAGTTGCGGTGGAATATATTCGCTAATAGTATCGCTATCATCGCGCACTTCGCTGTGGTCGTCCATATAAATCAGTTTTATGTCATAACCTGCCGGGAGTTGTTCGTTGAAAATGAGTTTGCCGGTACTCCCACCTGCCGTCCATTCGGTACGCCATTCACGTAGAGGGAGCCACCGTTTCGGTGTACCTGTATCCTGCGCTAACCAGACCTGGCGCAAGTCGTTTTTCGCAGCCGTGGGTAAATTATATTCGCGTGTATCACCTGCGGTGTCGAGAGTTGTGGAATCGACCTGACCAATACGGCCGAAATCCCGAAGGGCTTCGTTGACACTCTGGATCATTGCCCAGCGTGGATACCGCTTATTCATCACGCCGTAATAATCGTTGGCTGTTACGGCTACACTAAAAGCCTCTGTATTTATTGTGTTGCTACCGAAATCGGTAACAAGTTTGCTCTCGGATTGGGGTGCGGCTCCTGCGCCAGCTGCGTCGTAGGTTATAAACGCAGTACCGCCATTGAAACTGTCGTCTGCTTCAGTACGCTGAACGCTATCAACTATGTTGGTAGTGGCACCGCCGCTCGCCTTTCCCTCTCGGAGCATTGCTGTCCCACGCGCTACCCCAAGAAGAATATCGAACAGGTTCATTTCATGATTTCAGGCGGGTCAACACTTCCAGATCGCGCTCTAAAACAACCTCATCATTACTAGCACGCAGCCGCAAGGATTTCTGGTTCACCTTCGTGACGGTCACGGGCCCATAATCGTCGTGGACCAGGCGCTCACCTTTAGAGACATCCTTCCACGCACCCACCGCGTCACCAAGATTGGTTTTGACATCTTTCCAGGGCAAATCCGGAACTGCAAAAGTGGATGTTTGACCAGCCTCCTTCACATCATAACCAAAATCGCGTTTCATAAGGGTGGCAACCTCATCCACGCTCCGATTCAGGTGTTTGGGAACCGTCATGCCGTTTATCGCCGCGGAACCCTTCTCGAACTGAACACCATAGGTTTTACCCTTATATTCCCTCTCAGGCGTATTCACTACATAGTCGGGCATATTTCACTCCTATTTTATTCTCAGATAGCCAACACGGGTGAGCCCGCCAGAACCCACCCGTGTTCACTAATTGTACTGCGCTTACGACACTACAGTTTCGTCAGGACCAGGATAGCCACTGACAATACCATTAGCCATTGTGAAGCTAGGGGTATTTGATCCACCTATGTCATAGTTCATCCGCAGGTATCTCTTAGCGGTTTGCACTAAACGAGTGTGTCTACCCGTCGCACTAAGTTGGGCAAAGGTAGAAACAATCTGCCAAGCGGAATTGTCTGCACTTTCCTGTACCACTATATCCATAGTAGGTGAAGTACCTGAAACTGCTGTGATCGCAACTTCAACCACAACGCCACCCGCAGGGGTCGCTCCAACATCGAGAACAGTGCTATTACCATCAGCAGTGACGGCGGCTGAGGTAAACATCAGATTACTATCATACATTTTCCATTCCTCCTAGCTTGCCGCCATCTTGAAGCCCTTGATGCGAGCCAGGCTGTATTGACCAACCTGCTGGAAGCCGTACACCCAATCAATCCTGCGTAACATTTGGGGCGCGGTTTCCATTTCGCCAGTAACTTCGTATGGTGCCAAGTTATTTAGTTGCAGACCACGGAAAGCATCGTCCGCATTGAAACGGGCCACGTAGATGGAACTAGCGTCGTCGCCGCCATCACCGGGATCCTCCGTGTTGAGGATGATCTCAGTGCTCTGGTCAACCTTCAGGCCACAATCTACAAGACGTGCGCCTTTGAAGGTTTCAAACGAGCGCTCCCATTGGTCAGAGGCCGTGTTCAACAAACCCACGCGCCGGAGCGCCTGACCAACACCAAGCCAAGTCGATTCGTTCATTATGAACGCGGTCACACCCAGGTCAGAGGGTCCACCGCTCGAACCAGCAACAGAACGGTGGCCGACATACTTCACGGCCTTGTGGAGCGCATCAATAAACGTATTCTCGGTTGTGGTGCTTGCGAGCACTTTGAGCGCGTCGCCGCCTGATGCCAGATCAATCGACATTCGGCTAGGAAGATTGGAT